GAACATTATCGCGGATCAACCTCGCATCGCCAACGTTCCTGAGTTTACGATACACCCAGCGTATAGCAGAATTCAGCGCGGGGAGAGTCTGTGGAGAGACAGTTGGGTCATCAGTAGTAATCTGACCCTCACCGGGGACGTTATTCCTTCCCGGTTGCCAATCTTTTAAGAAGACCCGCGTTAGATTCGCAAGAGTCTCTAAACTCGGGGGGCCACCCGTCGTCGTTGCCATGATATCTCCCTACGACCGGTTCCTCAACATACGTAAGACCGCAGTACTCGCAGGCCGATCGTTCCCACGGTTCGCGGCATTTTGGGCAGGAATCTTTCATCTATTAGCCGCTAGAAAGTCGAATTCGTTTGGGCAATGCTTCAGTTCGTAAAGACATTCCCACCTCGTCATTCACAGCATCAAAAACCTTTTCGAGTTTTCCAATCAGTCCAAGTGAATGTGCAACTGCAGCTATATTTCCTATAGATGTTCCTAAACTCCCCTGTTCGATTTTAACAATAGTCGCTCGCGCAACAGATGCTCGTTCAGCCAATATTCTCGCGGGTATTCGACGAACAATCCGAGCAATTCGAAGATCATGCCCAAGGGATTTAATCGCTTGTTTAACGGGATTTGGAAGTTGAGTGTACTTTATTGGACGAGAGGGTCTGTATTGCAAGTTGTAACACAAAGGATCTTTACTATGCGATTTGATAATCTCTTTTTCTTTATTGAGCGCAGCAGTTCGATCCGTAAAGGAAAATAAAATCGTCTTCTTAAAATTTTCTTTGCCGTGAATTTCTACCGCCCGAGAGATTCGAAGTCCTGATCCAAGATAATCGTCGTTCGCAAAACGGGTTTTATGCGTCCCGATATAGTATTCTCCCGTTTTTACATTTGTTGTCTGATACACAAAATAGGGCATTTTAAAGTCTCCTAAACTAGGATTATACCACTTTAAAATACCTTTAATACTGAGAATACTATTTAAACTTAACACCGTAACCTTTAATACTGGAGTAGCTCTCTCGCTACGGTCACACCACTGAAGGATGCATCCTTCGAGCAGGTGTCGCCCTTCCTTGTCAGGAAAAGCATCCAGGGCTAGAGCACTCGCCTCGTAAGGGAGTCTCGGGCCCACGTTGGTAGTACCCATCACCCTGGAAGATCGATACCCGAGGAACTTACTATGCGCGATACGTCTCTGTTCTGCATAGCATCGGTTCTCCTCGGGCCTACCTTACTTCGTCGCAGCTACCTTCTCCGCTGCCCAACGAAACTCTTCTGGCACGTCGTCCATGCGTTTCACGCCCGATCGCACTGCGCTCTGCCAAGCCTTCTGAGTCTGCTCAACGCAGATCCCGCCGAACGACGGGGCGTGGAACAAACGACCTGCCGGCTTCTGCTCACCGCAGTTCGGGCACTCGATCGTGCGTTGAGGATTCGCTCTCCAGGTCACGGTCTTGCCGAAGTATTCAGCTGCGAACGCGTAATCGGGGTTCCCTGCTAGCTCCTCAGAGAGTAGCTTCTTATCCGTGAGATCAAGTGTCGCAGCTTTCTCCAGCAGCGCTTTGTAATACGCCTCCATTCGATCGATTGCGGCGCGGACGTCCTGAGCGAACGGCGGGTTGCTGAAGCTGAAGAAGACTCCTTTTTGAGAGAGATCGTTCCCAACACTGAATCGCCGCTCCGGAGGAATCATCGTATCAAGCGTCTTCCCGAGATTATCCGGATTAATCAGATCTACAACGTACCGGATCGCATCCTGCTCATATGACTCCGTCATGTTCGAGGCGTCGTTCTGTTTCGTGAGGAGAATCGGCTGGGGGAACGACGTGACATAATGCCAGCGTTCGTTCTCTTTGCCGTGGATAACAGCTTTCGGCTTCCCCGTCTCCTGATTCACATACTTCCAAGGATCCCGCGGATCGCCCTGAGCGACCTCAGTGACGTCTGTATCCGTAACGCCGGGAACAGTGATCTTCAGCGTACCGAGGGAATTGAATGTACGGGGGGAGACATTGTACACGTAAACTCGATAATCGGGCGTCCGAGTCGACCGCCATTCCAACCCGCCATAAGGCATATTCTGCCCCATAGCGGTCGTGTTCGTTCGAACACTTCCATCACCGCCAGAATTAGGGATACTGTAATTAGCCATAGAGACTCCTGTGAGGGTTGACCTCTATGGATAGACTGGAAAGTTACTTTGTGGAGGGACCGACAGGGAGATCGCGAGCAGCCTTAGCTAACTGATTCCACATCCTTTGCATCTCGATCATTTTTTGGTCCACAATAGTAGACCGGATACCTTGGCGTGAGAATGAGACTCCTTGAGTGAATGGGACAGCTTTATCCCGAAGATGACGTTCGATCTCGCTTAGTTTCTCCGCCTCATCCCGAGCCCGCATCTCCTCGTATGCTGCTTTCCTTTTCTCGTACGAGATATCCTTCGCAGCAAGAATAATTGGCATCACGGTATCGAGGAGGAAATTGTTCAGCGGCATCGTGTGGAACGTAAGTCGATCGTTTTCCATCGAATTCCATCGCAGGTTATACAAAACTTCCCAGCGACCTGAATGGGGGTACTCCCCGAGGATTTGTAGTCCTGTATCGGAATCGTAGTTCTGAACGTAATAAGACTCAGGAGTCCCGTATTCCTCTGGTGCATGATATTGCATAAGTGTCCAGCAGGGCTCGCCGCTGCCTGCCAATAATTGCCTATATCCACGATAGTATTGCTCGTCCACGCTCCAGACGCCGCCAGCTGTGTAAGTCTCATACTGAGCCCAAACAAGTTTGAAATTGGGTTCGTCATAGCGATTCACCCCGCCTATGAATGTTAGACGGTCTTGGAAATCGGCGGGGCATATGTTACGTTCTTGGGCGCTCATTGGCTACCAACGTATGCGTGATCAACATCAACGCTGCGACCGACGCTGCGGATTCCATAGCGACACGAACGACTCTCAGTGGATCGAGGATTCCAGCTCCAATCATATCGCAGAAGAAATCCGTTCTCGCGTTCCATCCATAATTCGCATGATCGCCATCTACGATTTCTGCAAGAACATAATCTGCCGACTTCCCAGAGTTCTCAGCTAACGTCCGAATCGGCGCTTCACACGCTTTCTGAACGATCTTTACACCTGCAGCTTCCTCGTCCGAACATTCAATCTGTCTTGATGCATAGTATAAGGCCACTCCTCCACCGGGTAACACTCCTTCCTTCATCGCACATCTCGTCGCATGCATCGCATCCTCAATCCGATCCTTCCTCTCATTCATCTCTAACTCCGTAGCAGCACCCACACGAATAACAGCGACGCCACCAGCCAGACGAGCAAGACGAGATTGAAGGCGTAGTCTCGTACCTTCGTCCGTAGCCTCCAGTACTTGAGTCCTAAGTTCATTAACCCTCCGAGTTAACGCAGAATTCTCGCGATCGTCTGAAAGAATTGTAGTACTCTGGGACTTAACCACCACCCTCTTGCAATGTCCCAGCATAGACGCGGCCACGTCCTGAAGTTTGACACCTAGTAACTCCGTGAAGACTCGGCCTTCGGTCAGGGCGCCGATGTCATATAGGTGGTCAACTCCGCCCGGGGTCTTTATTGCGCAGCAGGATAATTTTTTCTGTTGATTAGCAAGAGCGAGGAACGCGAGTGCTTCGTCTGTTACATCCTCGGCGATGACTAGGAGAGAACGGCCTGAGTCAGCGAGTTCCCTGAGCAACTTCGACATCGGCGTCAGTGTCGCCAGCTTCTTCTCCCATAACAACACCGCAACATTCTCTAATACACACTCATTCCGCTCAGTGTTCGTGATGAAATACGGCGAAATATACCCTGTCCCAATTTGCAATCCATCGACGATAACTAATGACGATTCGGGACTACGGGAGATCTCGACGGTGACTACTCCGTCGTCGCCGGCTTTCGTCATTGCTTGCGCAATTAATCCTCCAAGGAACTCATCGTTATTCGCAGAGATTGTCGCGACTTGTCGAACCATATCTCCTGATACGGGACGTGCTGCGGCTTTGAGCGAATCAACCACGGACGCAGTGGCCCGCTCAATTCCCCGTTTAAGAGCAACCGGGTTAGCGCCCACTGTGATCGCCTTGACCCCTTCGGAAAAGATCGCCTGAGCAAGGAGAGTAGCAGTAGTCGTTCCGTCGCCTGACTGATCCACCGCTTCACGTGCCACCCCTTTCACCATCTCGACTGCCATATTCTCGAACGGATCACTCGCTTCGATCTGATTAGCGATTGTTACGCCGTCACGAGTCGAGATTGGCTGGTTCGTTTGAATGCGCTCGTATACGCAGTTCCGACCGTTCGGACCCAAGCTAACTTTAACAGCATTCGCTATCAGATTCACGCCCGCTAGAATCTTCGTTAACGCTTCGGGGCCGGAAACGATCTGTTTAGCCACGGCATTCGTCCTCAGTTGTCGGACCTGTGTATTTGGAACGAATTAATCTTTCCACGCCTCGGATATCTTGCAACCGAACTAACCACATCAGCTGATCCGTCCCCGCGCCTTGATCGAACGGCTCAGCGGTCATTTCTCCGTACCGCACACGATCCCCAACGTCAACGAAATCCGTGATCTTATGGCATTCGCGTCCAAGGACGACGAAATCTCCGACCGCTACAACCTCACCCCACAACGACTTCTCTCGATACTTCTCAGAGATCTCAAATCCATCGGCAGTCGACGCGGCTGCAACTCGCTTAACGAGGATGCGGTCGAGGATCGTCTTGAATGGTTGATATGTCTTCGTGCGATCAGGACGAAGATCTAGAACAGGCGTTATCGGCGCGGACATTGAGACTCCTAGTACGAATTTGAGATACTAGCTTGAACGATCCAAGTATGTGGGGGTAATGACGCGATCTCAGTCCATTTATTCGGGCGGAGAATTCGTGTTTCGATGTTATAAAACTTGACACGCCCGTCTGCCCAGACTTGATAATGATCAGCTAAGATTTCAGTGATTTTTTCCAGCGTCGACGCGCCAGATTTAGACGCACGCAGAACCGAGACTGTGTATACCATGAGACTCCTATCGAACTAAACTTTCTTCCGAACCACCGCAACCACCCGCTGAACGAACCCATACTTCCCATTCAGTATAGCGAACGCGAATCCTACAGCGAACGAAATAACCGCAGTCTTCATATTACTCCTTTGGTTCAATGAAAACATTCGCATTATCCATTTCCTTCAGGATCTCAGCGAACAGGAACGCATCGTCTTCCTCATCAAACTTCACAATCACACAATTCCCGACGACATCAATCCTCGTCCCAGGCTTCATCACGTCGATCGAGAGATACGAATCTTCGTCCATCGAGCGTTCCTAGTATACGTTGGAAAGGTGTTTGATGTCAAATACAGGAATTTAAATAATCAATTGCCCGCTGCGCCCAAGTATCGGCTCCGGGCATGATCATTCCATCCGCCATCAATTCCTCAAGGAATCCAATCTTGCGATTGCAATTTGCACAGAGGATTGCTCGCACACATTTACCGCATGATCTAGGTCCCGGGCAGCACTTATGATTATGGTCAACGCAAAGCCGACGTTCACTCGACATCTGAACCGCAGGGCATAGTCGACAGTGCCCACCTTGATCCGCTAAAAGCTTTTCGTATTGCTCAACCGACATCCCATACCGATATTGCAATGACCAATCTCGACGACTATCCGAAATAAATTCTTTAGGGTTCTTTTCAAGCCAACGTTTCGACGCCTCTTTTTGCGCAAGTCGAACATGTTCGTTTTCTGCGTAATGTTTACGCTGATAAGCGTTACGTTCTTCTTTACTTTTATACGCCAT